GCCTGGGGACTATCGTTTTGCTGCCGTCCGCAAGTTAAAGTCCTTGGATACTCGGAAGCTTGGTGGTGGCAAAGATGCTCTTGACCCCTTGGATCTGGATGGAAAAATTATCGAAATCGATGGAGTGAAGTATAAACTCGTAAAGAATGCGCCTAAATAAAGACGGGTCCGTTCGAGACGAACGATTGGTCAATCCGATCCGGTACAACAAGCACATCCGACGCCAGAATAACCATATCGTCGCTGCCATGTTTGCTATGTATAAAAGCGGGAAATCTCTCGAAGACATTGCTCGGGTATATAAGCGCAGCCGGCAAGCAATATATGATGTGTTCCGGACCCGCGGCTATCAGCTCCGATCGAAGCAACTGAAAGGATTGCAGATCTTGGATGGCATCAAATTCTCACTAACCAAGGGAGGACACCTCCGCGGTACGGTCAAAGGAAATCGGATCATGATGCACCACTACGTCTGGATCAAGCATCATGGCAAGGTCCCAAGCGGGTACTGTATTTGGCATATGGATCGGAACCCACAGAATAATCGAATAGAAAACCTTGAGATGCTACCGAAGGATATGATGTCAAAATACTTCAATCCGGAAGGTCGCAACCAATTCTCAAAAAATGGCATCCAAATATCTACTAGCGAAAATTAAAAATGAAAACATCGAATTCAAGCCCGCAGAAAAGAAGCGGTTCGCTGTCGAGCTCAAACAATTCAACGGCAAGGAAGTCTTGGTCGAAATTCCTGACCGTTTCAAAATTCGTACCCTCCAGCAGAACCGTTATTACCGTGGAGTTGTGTGTGCACTCGTCTCCGATTTCACCGGCTTTACCAATGAGGAGATCCACCAATTCTTCAAGACAAAATTCCTATCGTACCGCCGGACCGTAAAAGGCAAGACGTACGATTTCACGAAGTCGACGACCGAGCTGAACTGGAAAGAAATGACCGACTATATTGAGCAGATAAGACAATACGTCCGTGAGTCTCCGACGTTGATGACAGTGGTCATCCCCGACCCTGATCCGGAGTATATGTATAAAACAAATGTCAGAATTCCCAAAAAAGGAAAAAATTGAATTACATTGTGAGCACTGCGGGGCGCTCCTAAAAGAGTATTGGCACAATCTCACCAATGGCATGGTGGCTAGCTTCCGCCGCTTTGCGCTCAAGGTTCGCGACAAGGGCGAGAACAAGGTTCACCCGCACGATGAGGTTGGCCTCTCATACAGTCAGCAAACCAACTTTTCAAAGCTCCAATACTTCGGTCTGATCGCCAAATGGGTCGGTCCGGATGGAAGCCACAAGACCGGCTATTGGGTATTGACCTCATTGGGCCTAGAATGGCTCCAAGGACGTGCGAAAGTCTCCAAGAGGGTCAAGACATGGCGTGGCCATAAAATCGCCGACAGCGACGATTTGGTGGGTTCCAATTACTTCCCGGACGGCGGGGTGTGGCATGAACGAGAATTTGAGTTCGATATCCACCAAGGCCAAGTGATAGTGGATAAGTAAAGATTGCGTGCGGGTGTAGATTGTTTATAATTAAGTAAAGACATCAGTACAAGTGATGTGCTATGATACTCTCATACACCGCCGCTTGTACCGGCGGTTTATATTTTTTCTGATATGAAAGAAAAACCAAATTACTACGCTATCATCCCCGCCGATGTCCGGTATGCCGACATTACTCCGAACGCAAAGCTCCTCTACGGAGAGATCACGGCTTTATGTTCCAAGGAAGGATATTGCTGGGCAGGAAATCCTTACTTTGCAGGTCTATATCATGTGAGTCGGAAAAGCGTTGAGAGATGGCTTTCTGAACTCGAAGGAATTGGAGCAATAGAAATGAGTGGAAGTACCTCAAAAAGAGAGATCAGACTACCGACAAAAATGTCGCAAGTGCTTACGACAAAATTGTCTCGCACTACCGACAAAAATGTCCATGATAGTAGTACAAAGATTATTACATCTGAAACTGCGACGGCTTCGCCGGTCGCCTCGTTGAAAGAACTTGCGAATGGGCATGCAGCCGAACCGATGAACTGCACTGAATTCTATACATGGACCAAACTCTCCAAGCAAGCGCACATCAAAATCATCGGCGAGTGGGCAGATACGGTGAAACCGGATCTGCGCACGAGAGCGCAATGGTCGGCATTCATCAAGCGCAATCTCCGCGCTGCCCGGATGCTTGAGGCTTTCACGGCCGATCAGCTTTCTGCCGGATTTGAAAAGATTGAAGCCGCTAACGAGAATGGCTGGCTCAAAAAATATACTCTCGAAACATTATTAAAATTCATTGTTTGATGAGAACACCACACACGAGAGTATATCGAGGCAAAAGAGTCATGGTTGAAATGCTCGATGGAACAAAATTCGTCGATAAGTTTTTAGAAAAGGATAGTCGGCACATATATTTCCAAGGCCGTACTATCCCAAGAGGAAGAGTAAAATCTTTCAAAATTGTAAAAGGAAATCCCCAAATCAGATGAGCATAAAAAAAACACAAGAAAGCGTCTCAACCAATCCAGCATGGGACTTAGATGACCAGTTCGTTCGCCAAAAACTACGGGTATTTCAGCAAGAGCTCATAGCTATCGTTAAAAAAGACCCAGAGACCGCCGGCGATGAAGTGAGCTTTTGGTGTCTCGAGCGAGGATATTATCCGAAGTACATCCGCGAGGGCGCATATTTCACCATTGAGCGCCGGCCATTCGGCACGAAGTTTTTCAAGAAAATCCAATGCACTCTCACCAATGCGAATATCGAGAGCGCTCGAGACATGTACCGGGCCCTTTCAAAACTGCTCGATCGAGAACGCTACGCCAAAAAGAAAGAGCATGAGGAACAACTTGGCGGACAGGAATGTATGGGTAAGCCGGGGACCGAGAACCGCTGCCTAATCTGCTATCCGAAAACGATACAAGAGATGATGCACGAAGCTGGATATGTTCCGCCCAGAAAATCAGAAGTCGCGGCTGCGATGAAAATGCCGAGAGCCGCGGCGCCAGTTCCCCCACCGAATTTTGAGAAGCCCGAGGCCCTTCCGGTCGATCCTCGAGTCGAGATTGAAGAGAATGAAAACATTTGTCCAAAGTGCGGAGAGCCGAAGACGCATTGTGAATGCGTCCGAGAAGAAGATCTCCCCTTTTAAGATATGGGTAATAAAATGCGACAGTTATGCCCGAAGCACGGGATCCAGTACCGATCAAAGGTGAAAGGCAAGTGTCCGCTGTGCGAGAATGAAAAAGAAGGTCATAAAAAATTATCTGGAACGAACACCCAAGGCGCCAATGTGTCCCGATTGCAAGGTCAGGATGCTCCTCCGGAAGACCGAGCGATACACCGATAGGGCTGGCAACAGCAAGATGTTCTGGGTCTGCCCGAACTCACCATGGTGTCGCATGCGGGTAGGGGCTCATCCCAATGGTTCACCGCTCGGCTTGCCTGGCGACGTCGAAACCCGACATGCCCGGATCAAACTCCACGACGCTCTGGCCCAGAAATTCGCCCAAGGCGACTGGCGGACCAGCAAGAAGTGGCAGCGCGACGAGATGTATCAGTGGATGCGTATGCACGCTCCAAAACGTCACGTCGGCTGGATGACCAAAGATGAGTGCGCAAGCACGCTAGAAATACTAAAATTAACTACATAGACATGGAATATAAAATAAAAATAGGAAAAGAAGATGATTTGAAAGCTCTGGTCGAAGCTGGGAGATACGACTACAAAGACAGTGATATTTCTTATTTCTCATTCGAGAAAACAGAAGCCGAATCCATCGAGCTTATTCACTTCGATCGCTATATCTCTTCGGAAGATGCGATCAAAGAGATGGAAGCTAAAGGTCTTCGACCGGCTACTGCGACCGAACTTTTATTGTTCGGTATCCAACATCCGGAAGTTCAGCGTGAATTTCCAGTTGTCGCCCTCGGCACGGTGCAGTCCGTCCGCGACTTCCGCCGCGTCGCATGCCTCAATGGCGACTCGGCGAGCCGGGACCTGCGCGTGCTCTGGTTCGAGCTCGTCTGGCCTGGGGACTATCGTTTTGCTGCCGTCCGCAAGTTAAAGTCCTTGGATACTGGGAAGCTTGGTTCGGAAAAGGAAGTTGGTTCCTTGGACGGTCAGTCGTTTGATCTGACGGTTGGCGGTAAGACGTACGAAGGGACTCTTAAACTGAAAGGATAGTTGATTAAAAATTTAAGTGGGTAGTAGGTGACACAGTTCGTGGCCAAGGTTGCGAGCGACCGAAACCTGGATATATCGATACGCCAGAATGATCCGGACCATTGGTTTTGATCAGTGTGCCAACGATACTTCCCACCTCTCAATATACTTGGTGTCTCGCGTCAGAGAGATAACGTCTCCAAATAAAATACAGTCCAAAGAAAATTCAATGGACAGTGTCATGGAAGGCGTGAGATACGAATGTGCAGTCCATCCACGACAACCGCAACGTCGCATACCTCAATGGCAACTCGACGAACCGGAACCTGAACGTGAACTGGTTCGAGAACGACTGGAATGAGAACTATCGTTTTGCTGCCGTCCGCAACTCTATTCAGAGGAAAGCTGTTTGCGCCAGCCGCCGAGCATCTTACCAATCTCGGCGATTGGTGAAGACAATTCTGTATATTTTGCATTACTTAACGCTTTCGTTCGCCATGCAATTTTCAGAAAAAATTTCAGAGTGTCGAGTTTGGCGCTTGCCTGCCCAACAACAATTTGTTTCTTCTCGCGACTGGCATATCCAGCAATGAGAAGATACTCGATAATTTCTAAGAAGATACGATCGATCTTTGAGCCTAAAGTGAAACGGCTCATACGAGGAAGATGTGTGAGATTAGCATGCCAGATTAGATAGGCATCAGTAGCGGTCTTAATGATAGGCAGGTCGTCTTGGATCATGCTCATGGATACCATCAATTTTAGCACAATCATATCATTGGACAACCTCTTGAATGCGTGGAATGAATTCGCTAGAGGAAAGAGAAATAAGTCTGACGTCCAAGTATTCGAACGAGATTTGATGGATAACTTGATGCTATTACACGAAGATTTAGAAAATGGTACATATCGGCATGGCGGATATCATGAGTTCAAAATCAATGATCCTAAGCCGAGACAGATCAGCAAAGCATCAGTTCGAGATCGGCTTGTGCATCATGCTATTCACCAAGTTCTTTATCCCTATTTTGACCGGAAGTTTATCTCAAATTCATTCTCGTGCAGACAGAACAAGGGGACCCATGCCGGAGGAGTAAAGTTTAAGGAATTATGTCGGAAAGCCAGCAAGAATTATACTCAGACGTGTTGGGCGTTGAAATGCGATGTCCGGAAATTCTTTGCCAGTATCGATCACGAAGTTATTATGGCAATTCTCGGTCGATACATCGGAGATGCTCAAATGCTCGATCTCCTGCGAGACATAATTCAGAGCTTTGAGTCTGGCCCAGGCAAAGGACTACCACTTGGAAATCTCACGTCTCAGATCCTCGCCAATGTCTACATGAATGAGTTCGATCAGTTCGTGAAGCATCATCTCAGACAGAAGTACTACATTCGTTATGCCGATGACTTCGTGCTTCTCAACACTTCGAAAAGCCACCTTCGGGGGATTCTTCCAAGGATTGAGAATTTTCTGATGAATGGCCTGAAATTATCCTTACATCCGGATAAGATCTCGATTGGAACGGTATCTGCCGGCGTAGATTTTCTAGGGTGGATACACTTTCCAACCCATAGAGTATTGCGAACAATCACTCGGAAGCGCATGGAACGCCGGATAAAAGTTGCTCCCGTTCCGGCAACCATCCAGTCGTACACTGGTCTTCTCAAGCATGGCAACGCATTCGAACTTTTTCAGTATTGCCGAACTATGCAGGAGCTCTACAAATGATATAATTATATGAACCCAAAAAGCGCAATTAAAAAAGGAAAAGATCTCGAGAATTATCTTGCTGACCAGCTCTCAAGCCGTGGCATCGATGTCCGGGCTGTGCGTCAGATTGGCTCGGGCAATGGCAAGCGTAAAGGAGACATCTCAACCGATATAGGTTGGACGTTCGAATGCAAGAACACCAAAGTATTCAGATGGTCCGATGCCGCGGCGCAGGTCGCCCGCGAGGCGATGGGCTACGGCAAGGAAGGCGTCGTCTGGCATCCACCGGGCAAGCCGATGGACCAGTCCGTAGTTATCATCAATGTTCAGGACTTCTTGGAAATGCTAAAATTTCAGAAAGACCACCAAGGTCGTGAGACTATTCTCGACAAGTACACCATCAAACGGAACCTTGAGCGAGCGATATTCCACCTAAAAGAAGTCACCAAAGAATTATGAAACCCGAAGAAATTTTGAAGTTGATGGTCCAGGCGATCGTTATGGTTCCTGACAAGGTTCGCGTCGAACGCAGCGCTCCCGATGAAATGGGCGTGCTCTTCACCCTCTATGTCGACCCGACGGATATGGGTCTCATCGTTGGCCGCCAAGGCTCGATGATACATGCTATCCGCACCGTCATCCGCACGGTCGGCATGAAGAACCGCGAACGCATCAATCTCAAAGTCTGGGATCCCAATCCCCGGACTTCACGCTTCGACGCGGGAACTCATGGACCGAATTTAATCTAAATCCCCACTCTCATGACTCCACAAGAATTGAATGAAAAGAGATACAAAAAACGAAAGCACCGAGAAGCAATCCTAGAAGCCCGTCGAGCCAATTTGCCACGCCGCCTTGAATACTTCCGGAACCTCATCATGCAGAACATGATGGTCAAGCCCATGCTCGGCGTCTTGAAAAAGAACCGCAACGGCAAGGTGGTTCGTCCGACGTTCCTCCAAGCGGTTTGGTACTGGATAAAGTATCCGTTCCGAGACCGTTCCAACCCGCCCGTCGCCCGCGCCATGAGGCAAATGGTCGGCGTGTGATGTTGATAATTAGGGGTTATAATTAAAGGTGAAAGGAGCCGGCATGGACGAGCCCAAGAAACAGTTTTGTCCATCATGCAATAAGGTGGTGGCGCCGTACGAACGAGACAAAGTCTTCTTCGGGAATGACGTCTTCCACCGGATCTGCTGGAACAATTTGACCGAATGGGCGCAGAAGCAAATCGCCCAGAGTCTCGGCATCAAGGTTGCTGCACATTGAGAGGAGGTGATCCATCATCTCGGGGAAGCGGAGGGGACCTCGTGAGGCTCACAGCCTATCCCCTCCACCAATCATATGTTCAAAAGACTTTTACAAATTTTCTGTAAGCACACCTCCCAACATCAATGGAAGGAATACTGCCAAGAGTCCGATTTGGTTTTCCATCTCATCACGACCATGCGTTGCGATCGATGTGAGAAGGTCACGAGCCGGGTGGTCACGAAGCACGATGTCGCTGCGGCCATGCTCCGAGAGGGGAATGCGCTCATTCCAGTACCCGACCAAGACAAGCTCATCCTCTTTGGCATGACCAAGGTCCCGATGAGCGCATTCGATGATATTCCACGTTCATGAAAATCGTTATCGCCTATCCGCCCAACTACGAAGAGATCTGTCAACGGTTCGATATTCGAAATCGGAAGACTATCATCTTTGCCTACGGAGACAAATTATATAATCCGGGTGGTGGCCATATCGACGAGAGCCTAATGGTCCACGAAGAGACCCACGAGCGCCAGCAGAAGGCGATCGGCATCGAGGAATGGTGGAAGAGATATCTCGCAGACGACGACTTCCGATTGTCTCAAGAGGTTGAAGCCTATCGGAACCAGTACGAGCACGCAAAGAAAATTCTATCCCGACCGGCGCGAAGAGCACTCCTCAAACACATCATCAACGATCTCTCTGGAAAGATGTATGGAAATATAATCAGCGCAGAAGAGGCGGAGAGGCTTGTGCGCAATGAAGCATGACAGACGATAATAAAAAACCAGAAGAGAATAAGATTGATGTTAAGTCTTTCGTTTGGAAAGTAAATTTTGGCGTTAAGGTACTCGATACATCTCCAGGAGTAAAGTTTGAAGGAAGGGGTGAAGGATATGCATCGTCACAAGGATATGGAATTCAACTTGTTCCATTCTATCCGTATATTTGGCCGAAGTATTGATTAAAAATTATGCCACAAAAAAAGAAAAAGATAACTCCGAAGAAGTCCGAAAAGACTGATATCAAGCTAACTGACGTTTTTAATACATTCGCTTTTTGGATGTCTATTCCGGCCGTTCTCAAAGCGATGAGCGAAAAAGAGTTGCTCAAATCTGGCTACGATGTGAAGGATGAGCACTTCCGGAAGCTCCTCAAAATACGTTTCAAAAAAGATTTCGCCACCGTTTTCAAAGTCAGTCTCGACACTCTTACTGATTGGCAGGTGCGTAAAGATTTTCAAGAACTCACTGCAAAATATAATTTGGAAAACAACGTCCTGCGCTTTGAGAAGGATGTTGATATGGCCTTTACTCGCCGGACCATTCGCAACGCTGATGCTCATCGCGTAAAACTGTGGAAACAAGTCTTCAAAGGCTGGCAAGAAAAAGCGGTGGTCGAAAATGTTGGCGAAGTAAAATTCACGTTCGTACGAAAGAAAGCCTAATGTTGATAACGTAGGGTCTTTGTCGTATCTGAGCGATAACGTAAAATATGGGTAGCACCCTCAAAACTCTGGACATAGAAATTCCATATCGCTATATCGAGCGTCCGTACCAATCGGGCGTTTGGGATGCCATTGGCCGGGGGATACTCCGTATCATTCAGGTCTGGCATCGGCGCAGTGGCAAGGACAAGACCGATCTCAATATCGTCGTCGCGAAGATGTGCGAGAAGGTCGGCGCGTATTATTATTTCTTCCCAACCTATTCACAGGGCAAGAAGGCGCTTTGGGAAGCTATCGGCAAAGACGGTTTCAAATTGCTCGACCACTTTCCCAAGGAAATAATCAAGCGCAAGAACGACACCGAGATGAAGATCGAGTTGATCAATGGCTCCATCTTCCAAGTCATCGGCACGGACAATATCGACTCCATCGTCGGTACGAACCCGATCGGGACCGTGTTCTCAGAATACTCGCTTCAAGACCCTCGGGCCTGGAACTACATCCGGCCTATCCTCGCCGAGAATGGTGGTTGGGCGATATTCAACTTCACTCCGCGCGGCAAGAACCACGGCTTTGTCTTGTATGAGGCCGCGAAGAACGACCCGACATGGTTCGTTGAAGTCTTGACCGTGAAGGATACGAAGGCAATACCCGTCGACGTGCTCGAACAGGAGAAGAAAGAAATCATCCGCAACAATGGCGGTGACGACTCACTATTCTTTCAGGAGTATCACTGCTCCTTCGAGTTGCCGGTTCAAGGCTCGTACTATTCGAAGCAACTCCGCTTCATCGAACAGCAAGGGCGCATCACGGACGTTCCGTATGACCCAATGCTCGATGTCGATGTCTTCTTCGATCTCGGGGTCGGCGACTCAACTGCACTCTGGTTCGTACAGTCTCACTTCAATGAGGTCAGACTTATCGACTATCACGAGACATCTGGCGAAGGTCTGGCATACTATAAGGGTGTGCTGGCTTCGAAAGGTTATCGCTACGGAACTTTCTATATGCCTCACGACGTCGAGGTGCGCGAGTTGGCCACCGGCAAATCCCGCAAGGAGATCGCCGAACAGCTGGGCATCAAACCGATCGTCGTGCTTCCGAGATTGTCTCTGGAAGACGGCATTGAAGCGGCTCGCAATCTCCTCCCCCGTTGTTTCTTCGACAAGACGAAATGCGAGCGAGGCGTCGACGCGCTCCGGTCCTATCACAAAGAGTACGACGAGGGTAATCACACCTATAAAAACCACCCAAAGCATGACTGGTCCTCTCATGGTTCGGATGCCTTCCGTTATGTGGCTATCGGCTTCAAGAGTGGATTTGACAAGCAGTCGAATGAGCTCGAGAGTATGCAGGTCGAATACACGAGAGCAAACAAGAAATTAGGAGAATAAAATTTAATTCAACACCGCAATGGCAACACGAAAACCAACTACCAAGAAAGCAACGGCTCCAAAAGAAGCCGCAGTTAGCGATCAGTATGTAATCGATGCAGCGACCGGAGTCAATCCGGCCAAAGGCGCAGGATGCTCGCCTTCCCACAAAGAGCAACGCGCGGCAATGGGCGCCGGCCACTTAGTCTGCAAGGAATGTGGCAAAGAAGTTCCTAAGTCTTTCGGCATCGTTATTGATGGCCAGAAAGTCGAAGCATGTCCCGAGGACCACGAAGCGATGCGAGCGCGCATTGGCGCCGGTCATCTCGTCTGTCCGACATGTAAGCAGCAGGTTCCTAACGAATTTTAAGCATGACCAGAGATCAAGAGGTTATCCTCACCAATAGACTCAAGCAAGAAGGCAAAATGAAAGGCCTGATGGATAAGGCTCTTGATACGTTCGTGCAGCATGGGCTCCGCCGTGAGCGTGAGAAGCAACTCGGGAGGTCTCACGAAGCGCCTCGTCCCTCAATGGGCGAGAATTCCCGAAAGGTCGATTTCCAAACTTAACCGCGGGCATCGGATCTCATAGCTAAGGACCCGATAACTGCAAAACAGATGAAACAATCAGTACCACGTCCATCAGTCGGTACGCCGGCCGATAACACCACTGGCTTCGTTCCGCCTTATGGCGAGACTCCGAAGGTGGCAGGTGTTCTCAGTCCCGCGACTCACGAGAAGGGCCGAATCACTGGTCCGGTGAACAAGGCCAACGAAACGGTTCTCGATAATCCTGGCAAGTACACCGAAACCAAAGAAGAAATGCATGATGAGAACGGTGGCACAGGCGCAGGGCAGTACGGAACGAAATAGATTTCTCTCAGGGTCCTCGTATTTGGCGAGGACCTTCCAGAGCAATTTAATCAAACTAAATGTTCAAATTTCCGCAAAACATCTTCGCCCTCACTCAGCAATGCCGACAGGACTTTTTGTATAACTATATCGAAATCGTTCCGGGCTACATGTTCAGCCAATATCAGCTGATTAAGAAGATCCATCTGTATTACAACTCTCACTTTGTGGAAGGGGATTACGAACGCATCAACGGCGTCCTCCGCAAAAAGCCGTTTTACAACATCTCCAAATGGCGCTGCGACGTCTGGTCCAAACAGCTCGACATCGATGTGAAGGATTTTATGCTCATCTCCAACAATCCGGATACGGAGTGGAATGTCTTCCTCCTTGAACGCGAATTGAAGGTCTGGATGAAGCGCAACCACATGGGTCAAGTGCTCAACCAGGTTGTACAGGAATTACCGATCTACGGTTCCGTCGTCTTGCGCAAGGTCAAAACCGAAGGCGCAGGCGCAGAAGTCATCGACTTACGTCATTTCTATGTGGACCAAGCCGCGCCATCTCTCAAGAAAGCCCGCTACAAGATTATCCATCACATGATGACGCCAGAACGCTTGCGCGAGATGCGTGAGAAAGGTGTCTGGAAGAACGTCGACGAAGTCATCGATCATCACACCAGCTTTGCGCCGATCCGGTCCTATGAAGACTCGGGCGCTTTGAATATCACCGCTGGGGAGCCCTACGCCAACGTCTATGAAGTCTATATGGAGGTCCCCGAGCAGTGGCTCGCTGGCGAAGAAGGTCAAGAGAATTGGGATGTCGGGGACAACGTGCTTCGGAATTTCAAATACTCACACTGGATTATTGCCGGTATCGGCGAAGCATCAATCATTCCGGCTGCTAACCCGCAAGCCGCGCCCGTCACCACACCCGTTGATCAGACTGGTATCGTCCTCTTCAAAGAAGAACTCAAGCATGATGACGACCCATTCAAAGAAGTTCATGCCAACAAGACCAAAGGCCGATGGATTGGCGTCGGCGCCGTCGAAGACACCTTCGAAGCCCAGCGTTTGCGAAACCGCTATGCCAATATGGAAGATAAAGCTATTGAGCTTGCTTCTCTCATCCTTCTCCAAACTCGTGGCAAGACTGCGCGTCGAAACATTCTCTCGGATGCCGAGTCAGGCGATATCTTCATAACCGGCGAAGGGGAACTCAATCGTATCGATACTCGCCAATTCGCCATGGGTGACTTCCAAGCGCTCAAACAGGACTATGACATGCTTGCGGACAAGATGACCTTTTCCACGCAGCTGATGTCAGGCCAGGCGCCTCCAGCGTCATCCACGGCCACCGCCGTACTCAATCAAACCCAGCAAGCCGGATCAGTCTTCGATTATAAGCGCGAGAACGTCGGCCTCTTCCTCGAAGAATTCGTCCACGACCTCGTCTTCCCAGACCTTGAGAAAGACATCATGGCTTCACACCGCTTCCGCTTCCAAGGCTCAAGCACTGAAATGAAAGCTATGCGCCGAATGGTCGCTCGCGCTGCCGTTCAAGCCGCTGTCGAGAAGCATGTTCAAGAGACCGGCCGAGATGTCACCGACGAAGAAATCGACCAGATTGAGCAGTCTGTCATGTCCAAACTCGAGAAGGCTGGAAATCGCATCTGGATTGACGTGCAGAAGGCTTTCTATGCCAATGTCGACTATGACCTCGATCTCGTCACCACGGGCGAAAATAGGAACGTGGCAGCCCAGCTCGCGAACGTCCAGACTGTCCTCGGCCTCATTGCCCGCAATCCGACAATCCTCGATAATCCAGTCCTCCGCCGCTTGCTCTTCAAGATGATGACCCTCGTCGGCATGAACTCTTCCGAGCTCGAGGCTCTTGAGTCCGAGGCTCAGGAACACACCTCAGCGGCCGCTGCCGGCCAAGGTGGTCAACAGACTCCAGACGCCATGGCTAAGATTGCCGCGACGATGTCGCAAGCCTCAGGCGCCGGTCAAATTCCTGGTCAGCCCGGTGGTGGTCAGCCTATCAGCAAGTTTATAAACCAATAACCTCAATCCAATGATAGAAATCACGAAAGCGGAACGTGCGACAATTCAAGAACTCACCAAGACTAATGGCTGGAAGGTCATCGAGAAGGTCCTCAATGCCCACCTTGAAGATATCAACAAGATTGATAACCTTGGGGAGATTGCTAAAATATCAGTGGAGACCGAAGTCGCGGGAAGAGTCTGGGTTATTAAACAGCTCAAGAAATTCCTCGTTGAAATCGGCATCTACGCCGAAGAGGTCAAGGAACGCAAGGACACTTCGGAATAGTTTCTTCAGTCACTCTCTGCTTCGGCACTTCTCCGGGGCAGTCGTGAGGGCGGAAACCACGCTAACTCATTTAACGAGCGCACGATCCATGCGCTCAACAAACAAATGGCCGATCAAAACGACGACCAGCGTCAAAATGCTGGAGCAGATGCTGGAGCCGATGGAGGTTTCAAACCTTTCACCGAGGCAGACGTGGACGCAGCCTTCGTGGCTGGGGACATGGATAAGCTCAAGGAGATCGCTGCTTGGGGTGCTAAAACCACTCCCGGTCTGTACAAGCGAGCCAAGGAGGCGGAAGGCGAACTAAAAAAGCGCCCTCCAGCTGACGACGCTGGCGCAAACAACGCCAACGAAAGAAAACCAGATCAGAACGCAGCCAAGCGACCGCAGGACCATCCTGATTATCAGGACCTCAGGTTCGATGGTTATAACTTGGAGGAGACCGAGTTCATCATTAAAAACGGTGGACGCGCGGCTCTCAACGATCCGTATGTTAAACAGGCTATCGAATCCAAACGGGAGGAAATAGCCAAACAGAAGCGGACCGAAGAAGGCACTCCCTCGCAGGATGGTCGCTCACCGATATATAAAAAATATACGGAAGAGGAACTCCGCGCGATGCCGCTGAAAGATTTGGAGGCAATTCTCCCGAAGGGTCCGCAAAGTTAGGCGACATTATTGTAGCCTTCTATCGGATCATCGGAGGCAACCAGAATGAGCTCAACTACCACAGGCTTGTCGAATGCCATGGGCATTTTCTACGACAAGACCTTCTTGGAGCGCGCTATGGCCGAATTGCGTCACGACTTCGGTGCTCAGGTCAAGAAAGTTCCTCGCAACATGGGCAAGACGGTTTACTTCAATCGTTTCTCCCCTCTCGCGTTGGCAACTACGCCCTTAACTGAGGCGACTAACCCGACCGCTGTCGACATGACGTCAACTCAGGTTTCATGCTCGCTCGCCGAATATGGTGCTTATACCACCGTCGGCAAACTCTTTGAATTAACGTCTTTGGACGTCGACCTCAAAGAACACGTCGAAGTTCACGGCCAGAATGCTGGCGAAACGATCGACGCTTTGCTCCGCAATGAACTTTCAGCTAACGCTACTGTTCAGCTCGCCGGCGCAAAGAGCAACATCACTGCTGTGGCGGCTACCGACGTTTTGTCCGGTGCTGAAATCCGAAAAGCAGTACGCACCTTGAAGACTAATAAGGCACGACGCTTTGAAAGCGGTTTATTCCGCGGTATCGCGCAGCCTTACACTTCATACGACCTCTTCGCGAATAGCGAATGGTTGGATGCTTACCGCTACACTGACACTGAAAACATTCAGCGAGGTGTGATCGGCAAGTTGCATGGTGTAGAATTCGTGGAAAGCAACCAGGGTTCAAGCGAAAGCTCGACCGTGACTGTCTACCACAACTTCATCTTTGGACGCAACGCCTACGGCGCAGTATCCTTGGATGGTCAGGAAGGCCAGCGCATCTTCGTGAAGCAACCTGGTCCAAATGACACCTCCAACCCGTTGGATATGTATTCAACTGTCGGTTGGAAAGCCATGTTCGTTGCAAAGGTCCTCAATGCAAATTGGGTGATCAACGTAAAGACTGGTGCTACTGCCTAGCTCTAGCGCTGGCGGCGTGGTTGACGGTTAACAATCAGTTATCGTCTTAGTTGGATCGCGGGGAGTACTCAAATTGCTCCACACGATCCACTAATTTGAGACTAAGACCTCATGACAGTTAAAGAATTCCAGCGTGAATTGAAGAAGATAAGTAAAGACTTAGAGATCGTTCCGAACGAGAAAATTAAGGGCCTCGCCGGAATACACTACCAAGGCCAATTTCTGATTGGCTGCCCGTCCGGGAATGTCTTCGATCATCCCAGCGAAGGCTATGGTGTTGAATTGCCCAATGGGACATTCGTCAAACACCGCGGACGTCTTGAGATGGTCGAACTCGTGAAAGCGATGCTCCATCGAATTGAAACTGATCCAGACTATGCGGATGCTACGTTCGGCCGTGGCGAGTACAGTGCCGATAAGTTGAAATGAAAATCCTATACCAGAACAGGAACCCTGACCTCTGGCAAGGTGGAGACCAAATTCAGCTTGAAAAGACGATGGAGGCCATGCGCAAGCTCGGCCATACTGTCGAATTCAACGGCACGCCCGTATATAAGCCTGCGTTAGCGTTGCTGCTCTTTGATATCGTCCACAACTTCAACTTTTCGATGCAGTGGTCCAAGTATCAAATCTGGTGCGCCAAAAATGCCCGCCGAAAAATCGTGAGCTCGATGATTTACCATGAGTCTGACGCCTTCGTTTCCTACGAGGATCAGCAAATCATGTTTGATAATCTCGACGCGGCAATCTTTCTAACAGAAGGGGAAGTGCTTCGAGCGAAACGTCACTTAAAAATCGACGACGAGAAGGTCCACATCATCCCGAATGGCATCGATAGCTGGTGGTTTAAGGTTGAAGGCGTCGTTCCACCTGAAATCCCGCCCTTTGCCCTCACCGTCGGCCGTATCGAACCCTCTAAGGGTCAGCTAGAGGCCGCCATTGCGTCAAAACGCCTCGGCTTGGCATATGTAGCCATCGGACAGATAGTTGATGCCCAATACGCCGAAAGATGCGCTGGTGAGGGCGCTATCCTCTTAAAACCGATGCCTCATAACGAGCTGGTCCGGTTCTATCGGTCCTGCAAGGTGTTTGTCCTTTCTTCCCGAGCCGAAGTGATGCCACTTACGGTCATGGAAGCCGGTTCACAGGCCGCGAACATCGTCCTGACCAATCATTGCGAGTGGCAAATCCCGAATACCGAGTATGTGGAGTATCGGGACATCGACGCCATCGAAAAAGCCATCCAAGTATCTCTCACGAAGCCGGCGAATGAAGCCCTGAAAAAAATGTTGAGCGAGATGACCTGGGAGAATGTCGCTCTCCAAATTGAGAAAATCTATAAAGAAATCCTGCTATGAAAAAAGTTTATACCTATGGCGTGTTCGATCTCCTGCATCCCGGGCATTTAGCATTGCTCGAAGAAGCCAAGTCTCTCGGGGACTGTCTCATTGTCGGAGTCTTATCGGATGCCGCCGCGGAGAGCTTCAAGCGCCGACCTATCATGGATGAGCGAGAACGTATGCGAATGGTTGGCGCGCTTAAATGCGTCGATAAAGTCGTTATGCAGGGAGAGTATAAACCGGGCAAGAATATCGAACGCTACCGTCCTGCTATTCTCGCCAAAGGTCCTGGCGCCGGTTGGGAAACCAAAGTTCCAAAATTCCGCAAGGTTCAAAGCGTCCTTTTGAATTATCACGAGGGCGTATCAACCAGTCAAATTATTGAGAGATGCAAAACATTATAGACCCACAAATTCTTGGTTGGATTGCTACCATCCTGTTTTCGGCGATGATCATTCCGCAGATGATTAAAACAATCCGGACCAAAGACGTGAAAGGTATCAGTCTACCATTCTTCACCATCTACCTCATTGCCAATATCGATGCCTTGTTTTATGCCCTGCTCATCCATCAAAATCCCCTGCTCATTAAGTATTCTTTCGGCATCATTACCACGATTATCTATTTAATTATTTACCTAAAATGCAGAAAATCATCATAGCTTCAAATCATCTCGCCTCTATTGGCTATCCCATTCCAGAGGGTACAGTTGTACGTCTAAATTTGGCTTGGGTCAAGAGTAAGGAGGAAGCGGCGGCAGTCCTTCGCGAAATCACGCATCCCGTGTATTTAGACTATCCACAAGGAAGAAGCAAGCCGCCGGTTCCGACGATCAGCATGGAAGACGCTATCGACCTCGCCAATCTCTTCGCGGCCAAGGTCCGCTTCTTCGCCGTCTCGAATGTCGAGTCCGGCCTTATGGTCAATAACCTCAAAGAAGTACTCCACGAAGATATTCAGGTCGTTCCAAAAATTGAGACCATTCCGGGCGTCCAGTTCCTTGATGAGATAATTAAAACTTCCGGCGTGCGGTACATCATGCTCGATAAAGAAGATCTCTATACGAGCGTCAAAGCCGATCAGCGCGAGTACAATAAGCTCGTCTGTGAGGCTCGAATGGTCTGCAATGCCTCTGGTGTAACCTGCCTTGAACTCCAAGGCGTCATATTCTCATGATTATGCCTCTCTTCACATTTGATGATGGGAATGAGTCAGACATCTTCGCTGCGCGAGTTATACAAGAGCATGGGATGAAGGGCGTGTTCTTCGTGAATGATAAGCCGAACGTGCGTGAGTTGGTTGAAGAATTGCTCAAGCTAGGCATGTACGTTGGAAATCACACTGCCAGTCATCCGGACATGAGAACATTAACCGCCGAGCAGGTATACACCGAAGTCGTCGGATTTAATCATTTCCTCGAGTCTATTGGCGCGAGCGGTGAGTGGTTCTCCTATCCCTACTCTCAGAGACCGGAACAGGGCATGCATCACATCAAAACGCAGTTCAAGTATATCTATAAGGGCTATGACGAACCGACGCCGGACCGAGATGGAGAAATAAGTCGCGTGAGCGTGGTTGGCAAGAGTGAGGATGTCATTCTCGGCTATCTTGATAAAAACATTCCGCTCCAGCTACACATGCTCGACGGAAATAATCCGATAGCCATTCCCAAAGACCAATTCGTAAAGTACGTGCGCTATGCAAAAAGAAATATCCGCTAACAACCTCAAAGAAGCTAAAGGTGCGCTTGAACGACTCGGCATTCCGTTCTGCCTATTCTTGGGCACGGCTTTAGGAGCCTACCGGGACCACGATTTTTGTCCGGGCGATATAGATGACATTGATATCGCAATCCACAAGAGCTCGTATATTCGGTTCCTAGAAATCATCAAAGCTTTTGAAGATATTGGTTTCAAGTTCGAACATCATTTCGTGATGCCCGACTTCATTGCGCCGGAGCTTTCATTCACAAAAGAGGTTGACGGTCACACTTATAAAATAGATATCTTTTTCATTACGCCGTACAAGGGAAAGATGGCCTGGCGCTTCTACACTGTTGATTTCCAAGGGAATTTCCAGACCCGCATGGTCGATGACTTCTTCCAGAACTTTGACAAAGTAGAGTTTTATGGCGAGGAGTACTCGATACCGGGACCGATAGAGAAATATCTTGAAGAAAATTACGGTCCGAACTGGCGGACGCCAATTCACCGCGATAATTGGGATTGGACCAAGGATAATAAACTCCCGTATGAATAACGAACTCCCAAACGGCTGGTTCAGCGAACAGAATATAGCGACATATCGGCGCCTGGTTGAGTCTTTACCTGAGCAGGGCATTCTCATTGAGCTTGGTTCATGGAAAGGGCGTTCGATCTGCTCCGTGGCAGACATCATTTTGAAAAAGAAGCTACACGTGATCTGCGTTGATACCTTCAAGGGTACGCCCGGCGAAGAGGCCCACGCCGAGGCAAGGGCCAAGGGGGCGAATTTGAAAAAGGAGATGCTTTTCAACCTCAAGATGTTCGGCATCCATAAGCGGGTCACGGTCCTGAAAGCCACGACGCACGAGGCGGTCGCCCATTGTTTCAACAACATGGCTGACATGGTCTTCATCGATGCCGATCACTCCTACGAAGCCGTGAAACAGGACATTTTGGACTGGAAGCCTAAATTGCGAGCCGGCGGTATCATTTCTGGTCACGATTTCACCTGGGAGAGCGTTCATCGCGCCATCGCCGACACTCTTCTTGGGGTTGAAAACGAGAGCACCGTCTGGTGGAAAAAACTATGAATACATCCGTCATGATCAAAACCTTCGAGCGCCCTGAGGCCTGCCAGAGGCTTATTAACAGCGTCCGGAGGTTTTATCCTGACATCCCGATCATTGTTGTGGATGATAGTCGGGAAAAGACCGAATACGTCGGCGCCACAAAGATAATTTTCACGGAGTTTGATATCGGTGTCTCAGCCGGGAGAAACATCGGTCTCGCCAACGTCAAAACAAAATATGCTTGGTGCGGGGATGATGACTCATTTTTCATTAAAGAAACAAATCTCGAGCTGGCGGAACAACTCATGGAGAAATATGAGTTTGATATCCTTGGGTTCTCGGTTCCCGGGCTGACCTATCATGGATTTTTAAAACAAGAGGGCTCAGTGCTCACCTATATCCGCGGTGGGAACGACTTGGGTGATGGCGTTCTTCAATGCGATATCATTCCAAACCTTATGCTCGCTCGAACGGCCACTTTGACCAAATACCCATGGGATGATCGTCTGAAAATAGGGGATCATCTCGTGCCGTATCACAAATATCTTGGTAAAATAAAGGTTGGGTTCACGGAACGTCTCCAAGTCCGCCATGACCATGTTTCTAACCCAAACTATCAAGAATATAGACAACGTGCGCTCGGATATATCAAGCAGTACATGAAGGAGAGCGGAATAACCAAGCGCATCGACTTTTATGGCGATGTCATTCAAATATGAAATTCTCCCTGATCATCGGCAGCTATAACCCGGACCTCAAGCTCATTCAGCATGCGCTCGACTCGGCCCTTGGTCTCTTCGATGAGATCGTCATCGTCAATGACGGTTCGGAGAAATTCCCGGACATCCGGACCGATGGCTCGGAGAGTATCCACTACATAAAACACGCAAAGAACCGGGGATTTTTCGAAGCCAAGAACTCTGCTATCAAATCTGCCACCGGCGACATTATCGCTATTCTCGACGATGATGATACTTTGGTTCGGGTCGGTGTTTCCAAACTCCAAAAACACATTCTCACTAGCCATGCGGATATCTGGCATTTCCATCTCATGATGTTCGGTAAGGAGACGGGCCTATATGGCGTAAACGCCTCGCCCTACGACCTCGAGGAGCGCAATTCGATACCTGGGGTCAGTTGGTTCCGAAAGAGCGTCTGGGAGGCTCTGGGAGGCTTTACGTACCCATTGGCTGAGGATTGGGATTTCTGGCTAAGGGCTAAGAATAAGGGCTTCAAATTCGAATACTTCCCGGAAACTGTTTATAACTTTAATCGGCGCGATGGATCGGTGAGTTCCGGTTGGACCGGCGACAAGTTCCTCGCAATCAAAAAAGATGTCCTCAAACGCAATTCCAAATAGAAAAAAGATTTTAATGATCCGAACCGACTGGGCTCAAAACCCAGAGCGTATTGTCAATGACTCTTACGGCGGTATCGGTTACTACCGAATTGTGAAGCCAGCCGAGATACTCAAGCAATTCTACGATGTTGATGTCATCGGAAAGGGCTTCAACGATTTGGGCAAAACTCAGGAGGAGCGCATGACCCATATTTTCAATACCTACGACTTAGTCTATGTCCGTCAGATGGATACACCTCGCGCCGCCTCTGATCTTATCTCGGCCGGGCGATATTTCGGCATTCCAGTAGTTATGGACTTAGACGATAATCTTTTCGCGGTCCGGGAAGACAATCCCGCCTATGCCGAATACGCGCAGGGCAGAGATCGCAATGCCATCTTGAAAGCTGTGGTTTCATTCGTGAGTGGTCTCCTAGTCTCGACTGTACCGTTGAAAAAAGCATATTCAAAACTTCAAAAAAACATTGATATCTTACCGAACTGCAATGATATCCGAGACTGGCCGACAAAGGTTGCTAAATTCAATGACGGCTATCTTCGTATTGGTTGGGCTGGATCAATCACTCACGATGCCGATATTGATATCGTGCTGACGGCGTTGAGGAGAATTTTAGAAAAATATCGAAATGTCCGAGTCGAATTCATGGGAGGTATTACACCGGAGAAGGCCAGAGACATCGTCGCTAAACTTGGCGTCGATGAGACACAACTCTCTTTCGTGAAAGGCACGTTGAACTGGAAAGGTTATCCTGAACGCTTGGCCGAGCTCGGATGGGATATCGCTCTGGCGCCACTCGTTGATGATGAATTTAATCGGGGAAAGTCTCATATCAAATGGATGGAGATGTCGATGCTTCAAATTCCGGTCGTGGCTTCGAAAGTTTATCCGTACTATAAAAGCATCGGCGGTTTCTTCAATCGTCTCAAGACAATTCAGCCAGGCAAGACTGGTTTTCTCTGCAAGACCGAGAATGAGTGGTTCAATACTATCGATAAACTTATCAACAACAATGACCTGAGAAAACGCATTGGGTATAATGCGTACAGGTACATCGCTCAGAACTGGCAATGGTCTCAGAATGCGTGGAGGTGGAAGGCGGTACTCGACAAATACCTTAAATGAAGTTCAATCAAGTCACAACTCCTCGTCAGGGCATTATCCAGCTCTGCGAGACTCTTCTGGGTCTCTCGGACGGATATATTTCGGGCAATTCCGTTTTGCTCGATATTTTCGTTGGCCTTTCAAATAACAATTACGATCTTGCCGTTGCTTGGATCCTCGAAGCAAATTCTGAGTGGGAATGGGACGACACCAACTATACAAACCTTCCGATTGGAACTTGCGATTTGGTTGCGGGTACTGGAGATTATCTCTTACCGGCGAATACCGGCTCGGGCAACATGTCGACCTTGCTTCGCATTCAGGAAGTCGAAGTCATGGATGCATCCGGCCAATATCAGAAACTTATTCCAATCGATGAAAGCCAGCTCGATCCTTTCGACTCGTTCGAAAAACGATTTCCGACGAATGGTATGGCCACTCACTATCGCAAAATTGCTAATTCGGTCCAAGTCTGGCCTAAACCGGCAGCGGGCTCAGTTACCCTCACAGCCGGTCTTCGTGTAACCTTTCAGCGCACTGCTGAATACTTCGTCGCTACCGATACCACAAAACAGCCTGGCTTTGCCGCGCCATTTCACAAGATCATAGCCATATTGAATAGCGTCGATTATGGAGCACCGCGCGGGTTAGGAAACCAAGCGCGTCTGGATAAGGACACTGAAACCATAAAGGCATCAATGCAGGATCATTACGCCAATCGTGAGCGAGACGTGCGTCCGCGCATCTCGAGACGATACAGTTCAGGCATGTAGCCTGACGGAGTAATATCACGCTAAAAAAATGTATATAGTAAAAATCCGTTCAATCGGAAAAGTGAATAGGGTCGGGAATGATGTCGGCGTCTTGGACGCTACGTTTGATATCTGCGAAGGCGAGGAAGTCGTAATGACCCGGACGGAAGAATTTCCGCTCGAGACGCCAGAATCTGATATTGAAGCGGCTGCGAAGAAGATGTTGGCCACATTCATATCGGATAAGGAGTTAGGGGAAAAGTCGGCAGAGGTCGATGCCGCGAACCAAAATGCCGATGAGGTTATACAAAACCTCTCGGGAAAGGAATTGTCAAATGAATAGCCCAAAAATGTTAGGGGGAAAAGCAAAGATGACCTTCAACGTGCAATATCAGTTGCGCGACAAGGACGGCAATGCCAAAAAGATGTTCCAGCAGAATTGGCTCTACACCAAGCTGATGAAGCTCGGTTGGTTGAACCCATTCAGCTACGAACATGCTGGCCTCTTCCAGTTCATGCTCGGTGGATGGAATAACGGCTTAATCACGGTCCGCAACACGACTACCAACGTCGGCTTTGCCGCCGTTGCCGGTCGTATCAACGGTTCCGGTTCTCCTGCCGCGTTCACGTACATTGCCGTTGGTACTGGTACGAACGCCGCTAGCGCTTCCGATACTGCTTTGCAGACCGAGCTCTCAACCTCAGGCTTGAGTCGAGCTGCCGGTTCCGTCTCCTTGGTCACTACCACTCAGACGAATGACACAGCGCAAATCGTTCTCACGTATACGGTAACTGGCACTCAGGCCGTCACCGAGTCTGGTTTGTTCAACGCTGCATCAAGCGTCACTCTGCTTGCTCGCCAGGTATTCTCCGCAATCAACGTCGTGAACGGCGACTCTTTGCAGGTCACTTGGAAGATCAAAGTATCCTAGTTGTAGGATCACTCAGCCTCTTCTGGAGGCTGAGATAACTCTGCAACTATGTCGCTAACAACAAACTTGGTCGCGTACTGGAAACTGGACGAGTCAAGCGGAGATGCCGCCGATGCTCTTGGTGTTGAAAATCTCACCAATGTGAACACGGTGACGTATTCGAACGTCCACGCCATCATAAACAATGGCGCTGTATTCGCTGGCGGTTCAAGCCAGAGATTGCGACGAGCTGACGATGCCGCGCTATCTATCACGGGGGATATCAGTATCTCTTTCTGGATGTACATGACCTCAGACCCGCAGTCCACCGGAGCACAGGCAATACTCACCAAATTTGGAAATGCTTCGGGTTTCGGTTACGAATTTGAAATCATTCCCGGTTCTACGACTGCTGGCGCTATCCAAGCGTACTATGCCTCTGATGCTGCTGGTTCCACTGCGACCTATGGGTCAACCGGAGACAATACTATTCATCTCAATACTCTTTATCACGTCGTTATCACGATGGCGGTGGCCACTAAGGTCATCACTATCTATATCAATGGATCGTCCTCGAGCGTGACCTATGGAAGCCAGGCAGCGAGTTCAATCTATGACAACACCGCCGATTTCTTAATCGGTGCACGCATGTACGGACCTGACCATTTCTTCTATGGCACAATCGACGAGGTTGGTCTTTGGAGCAGGGTCCTGACATCTGGCGAGGTAACGTCTTTGTATAATTCTGGTGCTGGTTTTTCCTATCCATTCGTAAATAGTTACAGTCAGACCCTCAGCGAGACTCTCTCCTTGTCAGACTCCATCCTTCGAACCATAAACCGATCTCTACCCGAAACCCTGTCTTTAACCGATACGATAGCTAAGACCAAGATTATAAGCTCAAATCTCACTACGGAAGTCTTGAGTCTCTCTGACACAATTATTCGGACCACCACGAAGGTACTGTCCGACACACTTTCTCTGGTTGACTCAACCATTCGAATGGGAGCGCGGACTTTAGTAGATACACTCTCCCTCACCGATACCTTTAGCCAGTTTAGAACGCTAGGTCGAACCTTCTCTGAAACTCTCCAACTTAAAGATTGGCTCTTTATCAACGGAAACTTGATCAGAAATATATGGAGTTTCGTCAGCAAAAACATATCTAACGTCTGGACCGATGTTTCGAAAAACGTATCGAATATCTGGAACCTGCAAAACAAATCCTAATGGACCCAGAAATTGAAAAATTGAGAGCAGATTTTGAGGCATTCAAATCGAATACGTCTCTTGAAATTTCCAGACTCCAAGAAGAAATAAAGCGAAGCGATACTGACGTCCAATACCGCTCTATCGTTCCCAAGGGAGGCAATTTCAAATTGATGTCACCGCAGTCGATAGATCCGGGCCATAAGCACACGAGCGCGTCTCTCTTGGGGATTACCGATGCGGCTCATCAGACTTTTGTGACCGGCGAAGCGATCGATGCATCATCCGTTCCTAAGGCGGTCTACTTGAAAGCATCCGACGGCAAGGTTTATCGAACCGATGCCACATCTGCCGGTGAAGCCGCTATGGACTTTGTGGGCTTTATCGATGCCGCTCAAAATCTTGGCAGTGGCGTGAATGGATCAGTCTATGTTCTGAACAGAGGTATCGTGACTGGATTTACGGGTCTAACGGTCGGAGCATATTATTTCACCACCAACACGGCTGGCGTGATCAGTACCACACCCGGAACATTCGGACGCCTAATCGGACAGGCCGTGACTACAACCACGCTCTGCATCATGACTCAAGCCAAATACATGGAGGGCATTCCCGCCACACTTGGAAGCTATCTCTCTACCAACCCGAGCGCGGGCAATACCACAGATCAGGTCACGGTTGGCTTTCGACCACGGCTGATCAAACTCTATTATTATCTTCAAGCCGCGAATGGCGGCCTTGGTGGTCTAGCGGGCAGGAAGGGCATCGTCACATTCTTTGGAACGACTCAGCTTGCGGACTTTTGTATATTTTCAACTGTGGCAACGGCTGGACATAATATGACGGCTGATGATGGAAATGTCCAAAACATCGATGCCTTGATCGCCATTGCCACCAGTACCACTAATCCGACCACGGGTGATCAGCTCAGCAACAATGGTGTGAAATTCACGCTCTCGGTGAGCGCGGTGGATGATGCCAGTTTTACGATCAACCTCGCCATTGCATTGTCTTCCGGATATTCTTCGGCGGGAGCGAACTATCGATGCCGCATCTACTATGAAGCATTCCAATAAAATTATAAAATACTACCATGGCAAACAACCAAAATCCGCTCAATAAAATTTACCAACGCGATCGCGTCATTGTCATTCCCGGTGTAAAGGGTGGTCTGGCTCGAGATCTCTACGAAGATCTTACGATTCAAACCTATCAAGCCGCAACCGACGTTGACGTATATTCTAACCGGAACAGTATCCGGCCGGTCTTTCCGGCTTTGCAGGATATGGCATTGCCAAGCCAAGATGCCGGAGCAACCGCCGTAAAAGTTTTTAATACCTATCTCTCCTCAAACGGAAAATACTATCTGCACGGTGAGGAGACGATCTCCGCCGTGGTCAACAATGCTCTCTGGGAAACATCGGCCTTAGCTGCTTCACCGACCTACTCTCGAGATTTCAACAACGCCGGTCTTTCTGGCAACTATCCTCTTGAAGAATATAAAGATGGTCTCTTTTTCAGCGATCGCCATCTCTTCAAGCGCTGGGGCAACCTTTCTGGGTCTCCTTCCGCTACTACGATCGGAACATTGGGCACGACTACTGAACGCTACGGACATTTCCTCAACCACAAAGGCCTCGCCAAGATTTTCTTTACGCATGGCGATGGTGGTGTCTATACGAAGATCGGCTGGTATGACAATTCAACCTTCACCGAAGGCGTTCTCAGTTTTGGCGCTGGTTTCAATATCGTCTCAGTCCAAGAGGCGGGCCAGTTTGTCCTGATCGGTATCAAGGCCACGAATGACGGCCAACGCTCCCGTTATCTTCTTTGGGACGGCGCGGCAGTCACGGTGGAAGACTCACAAGATCTCGGTGACGTCGGTTTGAACGGCATCCGCATGGTGAATGGCGTGGCGAACATCGTTACCCTGAACATCGGTCAGACCTCTGCAGAGACCGTCATGCGCATTTCAACGGCTATCCCTGGCTACACCCCTCAATTACAGTTCCAACAGCGCCTAGCGGCCACCGCAGGCGTTCTGGATCGCACCTTTGAGGTTTATGGCAACATCATGTATTTCGGTCTTGATAATATCGGCCTCTATACCTACGGCACGCGAATTTTGAATGTCCCGAAATACACCTCAAACCTCCGTCTGATGAACGGTGCACCGACCTCATGGACGTATCTATCGGTCCGTGTCTTTGGCTCAGTCATGATCATCTGCTGGATCGATACCAGCTCGGGCAATGTCTATAAGATGAGTACGACTGGCATCTCATCCTCTCAGTCCGCGCCATCGACCGGCATCTATACCAGCGACCTCATCCCCATTGATGATAACTTGGAGTTCAAGGGAAGCATTAAAAAGATTAAAATATATCATAAGACGCTCCCTGCAAATTGTGGTTACACCGTCTGGGTGAAGCAGTACGGCCGATACATTCCGGGCACGACAGTTCCTTCGGCTGACACTTTCACCAAAGTCGGAACCATCACGGCAGCAAATTCCGAGTACGCGGTTATCGAAGACGATGGCGTAAACTTCGACCTCTGCGACTCGTTCCAACTCCAGATCAAACTGGACACGGTGAGCGGAGCTAACTATCCAGAGGTTCTCTTCCCGATCATTATTCGGGCAGGCATCTCGGGAACAAAATAATGGCAGACATCGCCCCAAATCCACAAGACTATTTCAAGGCTCAAAACCCTGACTCGGGTCTGACTGATATTTTCAACAAGTCCACCGGCTATGTTGATCCTATGGCCGGCGCCGCATTATTCAAATCTGGTCTCAATGCTGATTTAATTCCGACCGGCACTCATCCGGGCAATTTAGGTTCCAACATCAAACCACCGGCTCCGACCGACTCGCTCACCATCGATGCGGGCGATGTTGCTAAAGGCCTCTCTAAGACCGGCACGATGGCTGATATCACCGGAAGCGCCGGCGACCAGCTCGGGCAGAATGATCTCCTCAAGAAGTTGCAGGGCTATCTTTCAAATTCTCCTCAGCTCGCTCAAGCTGTTGCCGCCAATACCGAACTCAGTCCGGAAGAAATCGATGTCAAGAAAAAACTCCTCGGTATCACTCAAAGTCAGACTGGCGAACAGGAAGGTATTGTCGATCGCAATGTCGGCGGTGGATTACCGTCTATCACAGCCGCAACGACCCGCGAACTCGGCGATGTCGCCAACGGTCTCACCCCGACTTCTCTCGCAAATCTTCGTCAGAAGACTTTCTATACTCAATACCTCACCTTGCTCCAGGGTACGCGCACTCAGCAACTCCAAGCGGCTCAGTTCCTCTATGACGCAAACCGAAATGCGCTCACCGATACGTTGAATATCTACAAAGAAACTGCTCCGCAGAATATCGCCACAAACGTCAATCCGCAGACTGGTGATGTCTATGTCACTACGCGCAATCCAGTCACTGGAGAAATCGCCAATACGAAAGCTGGAAATATCGGCGCACAGAAGACGTATCAGGATACGCAAATCATGCCAAATCCAAGCGACCCAACTCAGTTACTCTTTATTGGTACAAAACCGGATGGTACTGTCGACATTCACCCACTCACTGGAGACGGCAGTTCTCCATTGCTTGGTGGTAACGGGAACAGTACCGGCAATGGCAATCAATCTTCCGTCGTGAACGGCTATGACCTTTCGACCTATGCGACCGATCCATCCTATGCTTCTAAGGTTGGTGCGATTTCCTCGGTTGTTGGCAATCCGCAAAGTGCTTCCGATGCGCAGGCAATCATCAGCAAGCTCAATCCGAAGTCAACTATCACTGGTTCTCAAATCATGCAAATTGCGGGCCAGACCGGCGTCGACCCAGGTATGCTCATCAGTATCATGCAACAGGAGTCTAATATGGGAGCTTCTCCAGTCGCAACCAAGAATAATAATCTCGGTGGCATTACGTGGAGTCAGGCCTATCAAGACAGCCACCCAGGGACTTCTAAAGGTACGGCTAAGCCGGCCAGCGAAGGCGGTGGCAACTATGTAAAGTTCGCTTCCCAGCAAGATGGTGTCGCAGCCGTCGCAGAACAGCTCTCAAGTCGAAAAGCAGGTTCTACGTCGACCGTAGGCGGTCAGTTTAGCCCAGATGCCCAGACCAAGGTCAAACAGCTGCCAGCGAGTCTCCAGCCTTTCGTGGATGCTGGTCCGCTTGGCGTGGCTTATATGAACGATGACCGTGTCCCAGCGAGCTTTAAGACCGCCGCACAGGCCCAAGCCGCCAAAGCGGGTATTCCATATCTCACCGGCGCAGACGTAGCGAACATTCACGGCATTCAAAATGCGATGGGTCAGCTCGACCAGATGCAGGCACTCGCAGCCAAGACGCTCGGCAGTGGCGTCGGAGGTACAATCATGGGCCAGACACTCGGCCGAGTGAACAGTCTCCTGCAAACGAACTGGGGCAATCAACTCAACAATTTTAATAACTACCGAGAAACGGCGGTCAACTTGGTGCGCGGTCTCGCCGGTGGCGCTGGTCTTCGTATCAACGGCTCTGAAATCGCCGCCAACGTCGAAGGTCTTCCGGGCGCAACCGATAGCGTCCAAGGCGCATTCCAGAAAATTGCCACCTTCCAGAAACAGGTCAGTGACGTTCTCAGCGCGACGTTCCCATACATCACCCAGACTGCTCCCCAACTTCCAGCTGGGAATAAAGCGGGCGACATCATCACGCTCAACAATGGCAACAGTGCAGGTCTCGCAGCCGGCAATTATGTCCTTGGCGGTGATGGCACTCTCTATTCCACCAAATAATGGCAAACATTTCACAACTACAACCCAATGATTACTCAGCGGGTCAGCCGAACCCAGCAGTGAATGCCGGTACACCCCCTACTGGCGCTCCGGCCCCGGTCATACGTCCAGCAGGTTCGACGGTGAACATCAACAGTCTCCAGCCATCAGACTACGGCGTATCAGCTCCTACCCAAGACCAGAACCCTGGTCCGCTTTTTAATACAACCCCGCAAGACGCCATCAATCCAGGAACTGGCGTAAAGATTGCGGCCAAGACCGTCGGCAACGTCGTTCCGGATTTCCTCAAAACGGTCTTCTGGGATCTTCCTGTTGGTGTGGCTAAACAGGTCTTCGGCGCAATTCCTAAAGAAGCATTAGGTCTCGTAACTGATCAGCCTCAGAACGTTCTCACACCCGAAGCACAGGCCCGCGCCGCTCAAAAGGGACTTCCGACTGGTCCAACAGGAAATCCTATCGTCGGAGCGATTGGCGACTTCCTTGGCGTTCTTACAGACCCGAACCCGAGCGAGCAGGTCACCATCGCCAAGGGGATGCTCCAGTCCCTCGTGCCATCCGCCGCGCAGAAAGTCGCTCAAGGTGATTTCACCGGCGCTGCGCAGGACATCGCCAATCATCCATTCCAGCAGATTGCGCCATTCCTTATCACGGCCGACGAAATCAACTCCAAAGTAAACCCGGAAGCTCCGAGTATTATTTCTAAGATTGCCGAACCCGTCACTGCGGCCACTGGCAAGGTCGGCGCACCGCTCATCGACGCAATTCAGAACCATTACTATAATCAGGCAGTTTCGGATTGGGAAAAGCCCACGACCATTCCAAAGGCAGCATTCAATAAGCCGACTGATATCTTTACCTCAGCTGCGGATCGTGGCACTAATGTTGGCGAGACTCTCGTGGACAACGGCATTCGTCTCGAGGATAACATCACTAAGTCTGATACAGGACGCACCGTTTATGACACAGCCGATACGGCCACAAAGCTCCGCGAGGATACCATGACCATGAGCAATGAAATGCTCCGACCATCGCTCCAGATGGCTGACCAAGGCGGTGCACCTAAAGCTCCAGTCTCGGATCTCGTCCAAGGCGCTATCGATCGTATTACGAGCAACAATTCTATTCCGGCTGAAACAAAGGCCACAATCATCAAAAATATCCAAGCGACCGAAGAGCCACTCACTTCACAATATCCGGGTGGAATGGGTCTTGAAAACCTTCAAGATGAGAAAATCACCCGCGACCTTAATGCGAAATACAGCCCAGTCGGGGATATTGCTACCAACAACGAAGCGATTAAAAATAAGGCGCTTGCCGACTCAGCTCGAGCGCTCCTTGAGAAGAATGCGCCATCTGACATTCCAATCCGTGAGTTTAATAAAGAGTTGAGTAGTCAGTATCGTGCTGCCGATTATCTTGATGCTCTTCACGGCAAATCAGTTCCGCAATCATTCCTTTCACGCATGGCGGCCACTGGCGCAAAGCTCGGAGGCGCAGTCGTAGGCAATCTATTCGGTGGCGGTCTCATCTCAAGCTATGCCGGCTATCAGTTCGGCGGGATGATTGAACGTTTCATTGAAGGTATGCCGAACGCCATCAAGACCAAAGTCCTTGATAACCTCGAGCAGACTAATCCCGAAGCATTTCAGAAAATCCAGTCATACTTGGATGCTCAGAAAACTGCGCAAGCTGCCCGTCTCCAACTCCCCGCTCCTGCAGAGCCGAAAACGACCGTCGAGAATGGCGTGGTAAAAATCAGTTCGGGCCCGACAATTATTCTTCCTGAGTTCAAAGGATCTACCAAGTCTCGATGGATGACGCAGGAACAAGCTCAGGAATACCTAAAATCGAAAGGAGTTTCTGGGGCTGGTCCTTGGAAGAAAATCGAGATTACCGATGAGAGTGGAAAAAGCGTGAGCATCCCCATAAGAAAGCCACTCAATCTTCGTCCAAACGATGAAACTTTGAGATTAAAAAAACAGACGCCAGTGAAGGTGCCAGTTCAGAAAGGCTAGTTCCAGAAATGTTCAGTACCCCATCCGATGATGCAAGCAACTGAGATGATAGGAGAAATGAAGGCGACCAGAATGATGCCGATGATCATGAGACCTGACATCGCCCAGCTATGGTCGACCGTTCTTTTTCTAAGATGTCTATATCGATACATACGATAATAATATACCTCAAAGATGAATATGCAAAGTGTACAACAAAACTGCGAAAAATCAATGAAGAAGAGATGAATATACCTGTCTTCACAATGGACCAATTACTCGGATTTCTAGCACTCGGAGCTATCGTGTTTTCGGTCTATCGATATTTCCGAGACCCGCAGGTAAACTCGAGCCAGATAGAGGCGCTCATCAAACAGCGTGCTCAGCTCAAGGACGAGGACTACGAGCGCCGGTTCGCCAGTCTCCAGAAAAATCTCGAAGACGCCCTCAAGCTGGCACTCAATCATAGCCATACGGTCGAGATTGAAGTCCGAACGCTCAATACTCAATTCGGTCACCTGAGTCGAGAATTGGTGATGTTGAAAACTATCATTGATGAACGTATCCCGAAGAAAGGTGTATAATAAAACCATGAACGATAATGAAACTCTTCCATTGCCGGGACATGGGGCAGTAAAGCGCCCAGACGAACTCAAGGTCAAAGACCATCAGGCCGGAGCGATTCCGCCATTCGATTGGTCGCAGGTCAAAGAAGACACTGTCGGAGCAGTTCCTGAACTCTTTGGTATCGCTGATCGAGACCAAGGTGGTAGCTCCTCATGCACGTGCCAAGCGACCGGCTATGGTTTTGCATATTCAGCCAAGGTTGAAATCAGCCGCGAGGATCTCTATTCTCATGTCCATCTTCCGAACGGTGGCGCGTATCTCAATGCCCCGTTAGACTTCCTTCGCAACAACGGCTATCTCGAGCTGGCCAAGTACCCAGACCCGTCTCCGGAGACCGAACAGAACATGACTCAGCTCATCACCGTGAACGATGGTGGTCGTGTTCGCACCTTTCTCCTCACCTATAAGTTCTACGACGCAACCATCGACGGCGCCGCGCAGGCCATCACCGCTCACAGCTATATCCATCTCGGCATCGATGGGAGCTGGTCGAACGGATGGAACGAGTCGTGGATAGATCCCGCTTTCAATAAACAGACCGATTGGGCGCATGCACTCTTCGCTGGCAAGGAGAGTATCGTGCTTCGTCATGGCGTTCCGGCCATCAAAGCAAAATCATCGTGGTGCCAGCACAAAGATCCGCAGGGTCAGCAAGTTTTCTGTCATTATCTAAATAAGGCGTATTTCGATAACGGTGGCGTATTTGAAGTCATCGGTGTCGACATCGCTGAAATAAACATGCTTACCGAAAAAGACGTACAGCAGTTGCAAGCATTGGAAGGGTACAGTGATGAGGCAGGAGTGGCGTTTTGGACCGGCAAGCTATTGGCCGATTACCTTGCTGCCAGATTGCCTGATAAGTTGGCACAAATAAACAAAGCATTAACTACACAATAAAATGAGTGGAAAATTACTTTGGACTGGTCTGACTTTTATAGTAGCGGGTCCGATTGTTTTGTCGGGAGTACCAGCCGTTTCGGTCGTCGGCGCGGTGCTGATGGTGATAGGGATGGTCTTAATGTGGTTAGATAAGTAAAAATCAAAATGAATAATCAAATCTTTTCGTTAGGAGATATCGGTTCAGCTCTCGCCGGCGCCGGTCTGACTCAGTTACAGTCGAACCTCAACGTCGCGTTGTTGCTTGTTGGCATCGCGGTCGGTTTGAAAGTGCTTGTTGCAGTTCTCAACAAGTACAACATTCCGGTCTCAGCCACGAACCAGTCTCGATAGTTAGGTGGACAACTTATCCGCCTAGGGTGGTATACTTTATCTATTAGGACTTACTGGCCGTACATAGTGATCGTGATTGCCGTGTGGTTGCTTGCGTGGTGGGCGTTCCATCCAAAAGATGCCGTGTCTGCGGTTCCAGAAGATCAGATGTCCGACGCATTTGTTGGACCTGGTCCGGTATTCGTAGCTCTGGAACCAAAGGATGACATTCAGAGCATAATTATTTCCAAGGCCCACGATCTCCATATCGACCCGGACCTACTCCTCCGCATTGCAAAATGCGAGAGCGGGTTTCATCCGGACGCTAAAAACAAGGTTTCGACTGCCTCGGGTATATTTCAGTTTTTAGATTCTACATTTTTCTCCCAAGCTCAGGCCGCTGGACTACCGACCGATAATAAAAACGACCCGGAGATCCAGGCCGAACTTGCTGCTACGATGATATCTAAGGGAGGGTTATCTCACTGGAACGCCTCTAAGTCTTGTTGGTCCCGATCATAAGGATACGAGCTCTGCGATACAGGTTGATGACAGTGGCGTGGTTGCGTTCAATGGCGCGGGCAATCTCGGAATAGGTATAGTGCTTCTCGTCCCGGAGGATAACCACGACTCGGGCTCGGCGCCGAACCATCGGAAGGTGGCGGTTTTTTATTTGGACAATTCTTATCTCATCTTGGAGTGCACCAATCGGAGGATCGGGGATATGGCGTTGGTGATGAGGAGCATTTGGGTCTCGAGGAGTCGAGATGCGAGGTTCAGGAGGTTTGAGAAAACTGAAATCGTATTCTCTGCCGCAGCCGGTGCATATTTTTTTGAATGGGAGGTCGACAAACATCATCATCTCACAGTCATGACATCTGAAATGCACCGGATGAAACTTTCTCATATCTTGATTTTATCAAAAGATGTGGCGAAAGCACTGTTGATATCATTCCAAGTTATTATTGATACCAATACAGTTTTACAGTATAATATATCAAGTAAATGGCGTATAATATAGAGTATTAGTTATCCACAGAAAAAGCATTTGACACTTTAATATCGGGCATGATATCCTTTCAATATGAAAAATGTCGATAAAAAACAAGTCATTCTGATGCAGCGCGATCGTCACCTGATCAAATTGCACAGAGAGCAAAAGTGGTCAGTCGTTGACCTCGCCGCGTACTTCAACATTACGCGCCAGATGGTCCACCTGATTATTAAAAAGCATGGGAAATAAAATCGGATATGCGGTGTTGGTTGCGGTGATGCTCGGTGTAATCTGTTATGCGATGGTCTCTAGTATCCACAAGGAAGAAGTTCTTGAATGCAATCGGTGGTCGCAGTGGTCGCTCGAGAGTCATGGCTATTGGGCACGTTGGCAAATTGATCAGTGCAAAGCGCATAACATTCCACTCCAATGACACGAGAACAATACATTGAGATCACCGGCAAAGATCCGAAAGACATGTTTGGTCAGAATTGGGAAAAGGAAATTGAAGGCTATGCTGACGATGGTTCCGATCTCTGCCTGGATTGTTTAGGAACCGGGACAGTGGTCGAAGGTCAGCACGACGATGTCCGGGAAAGGAAATGCCATTGCAGACAGACGGATGAATAAAATTTAATCAAAAGAAATGCCAAAAATTGAAACGAAAGAGTTAGCAGTGATCAAAGGCCAGCTCTCGAAGGCGGAGTCGAAGGTGAACGACATCGTCATTAAGAGCCAAGAGGATTACGTCCAAGCGATCGATGTCCTCGGCAAGATGAAAGAGCTCGGTAAGCTAATCAAAAACCGCAAAGAAGCGATCACCAAGCCGATGAACGAAGCGTTGAAGTCGGCCCGGGAATTATTCCGGCCCATAGAAGAACAATTTGAGTCCGCTCAACATACGATTGAGGGGAAACTTCTAACCTACAAACGCAAAGTCGACGACGAGGCTCGCGCCAAAGAGCTCGATCTCGCCAAGAAAGTCGAGGAAGGCAAGATTACGGTGGAAAGCGCCGCGAAGAAAATGGACAAAGTCGAACGCGTGGATGCGACCGTCCAAGGCAATAAAGGTTCCACGTTCCAAGTCAGGAAAGTTAAAGATTTCGAAGTCATAGATCGAGATCTCGTGCCAGATGAATACTGGCAACTCGATATGGTGAGCGTTCGTCGAGACGCTCTCGCAGGCAAGGAAATTCCGGGAGTGCGCGTCTTTGAAAAAGAAATCGCGGCAACTGTGACACGATAATGGGAAAGAAAAAAACAACGCAGGCAGTCGCAGTCGTTCCCGAACAGCGCGAGATACTTCCGCAGACCCTCATCGCTCAGGCCATCACGCAAGGCGTGCCGGTCGAGACGATGGAGAAGCTCATGGATCTCCAAGACCGTTGGGAAGCAAAGCAAGCTCGCAAAGCCTTTGATGCTTCAATGGCGGCATTCCAATCAGAATGCCCAACTATCAAGAAGGCCAAAGCCGGCGGTGAGACCCGAAACGGTGTCGTGGCTTACAAGTACGCACCGCTCGACTCAATCGTCGCCCAGACCCGAGACCTCATCCGAAAGCACGGGTTTAGCTATCAGATCAAAACTGTATCCACGAAAGACTCACTCAAAGCGATTTGCATAGTGAAGCACGTCGGCGGTCATCAAGAAGAGTCAGATTTCGAGGTTCCGTCCGGCGGCGGAACGTCAATCATGTCCGGTCCACAGAAGGTCGCCGCGGCTCTCACGTTCGCCAAGCGCTATGCCTTCTGCAATGCCTTTGGCATCATGACAGGAGATGAAGACACAGATGCGACCAAATCGAGCGTCCAGGACGACCCTAGGGCCCAACAGCGACCAGTTAAACCGGCCAAGGAGCAAGACCCGTTCGCCTATGCCAAGGATTTAGTCGAAAAGGAAAAGAGTCCGAAGATACTCGCCTCATGGCGCGGTAAAATCGATGCTTCGGAAATCTACACACTCGCCCAGAAGCACCAACTCTTGAAAATCATCGATGAAAAACTCAAGAAATAAAAAAATGCCGTACGCCGAATGGATCAAGACACCCGAATTCTATTTGTCATGGTCCCAGCTTTCGATGTTCGAGGAGCGGCCGGAGGACTTCCGGCGCTCCTACATCGAGGGCCAAGATATCGGCAGTACGATGTACATGGATTTCGGAAGCAGAGTCGCCAAGGATTTCGAGGTCGGCATTTCAGCTGATCCCGGTATCTCGCATGCGATGATATTCCTTCCGGAGTTCGCAAAGCATGAGCATCAAATTATCGTGCCATGTGAGAACATCCGGCTGAAAGCAAAGCTCGATGGTTTTGATCCGAAATCAAAGCGCATCGATGAGCTCAAAACCGCCACGCAACCATGGACCCAAAATCGAGTTGATAGTTTCGGCCAGTTGACCTTCTATGCCTACTGCGTGTTTTTGAAGCATAAGAAAATCCCGGCCGAGATCTGGTTACACTGGCTTGAGACGCAGCGTGTTGGGCGAGAAATAAAAGTGACGGGAAAAGTGAAGTCGTTTGAAACAAAAAGAACAATGTCTGATTTGATCAAGATGCATTCTCGCATCATGGATGCGTATGCCGGGATCAAACAGCTCTGCGAAAATGGAAGCATATAAAATCAAGGCGGGAGGAAATACTATCTCTGCCCTTGTGAAGTCTGGGAAGTATGACTGGTTTAATGATGATATTGAGAAATTTCCCTTTGAGCCTACAAAAGCGAAAGAGATTGAGATAGTGAATTTCAATCGCACAATTTCATCCGAAGATGCGATCAAGGAACTTGATGCCCGAGGTCTACGTCCAGCCACGGCAACGGAGTTGCTCTTATTGGGCGCTCAACATCCTGAATTGCAAAGGAAAGACTGGATTGTCGCCCTCGGCACGGTGCGGTCCATCCGCGACTTCCGCAGCGTCGCGTCCCTCAGTGGCGACTCGGCGTACCGGTACCTGCACGTGTTCTGGTTCGAGAACGACTGGTTTGAGGACTTTCGTTTTGCTGCCGTCCGCAAGTTAAAGTCCTTGGATACTCGGAAGCTTGGTGGTGGCAAAGATGCTCTTGACCCCTTGGATCTGGATGGAAAAATTATCGAAATCGATGGAGTGAAGTATAAACT